AGATGGACTTTTTTCTATTACCTCGTCATCAACACCTTGGTCATAAAGAGTATCAACATTATCGTGAATTTTCATCTTCTTATAGTTAGCATTATTATTTAGTATAAGATAGTTTTTTGCTACTACAGAAAAATAACTAAAGGCTTTACTACCTTTGGTTTCATCAAACTTGTGCATATTGATTACAAGATTGGATACAACCTCTTCTTGTAAATCTCTAAACCCATAACTAAAATAACTAAACTTAAATGTATTAATTATGTTTTCAGCAAGTTTAAGAAATGCAGCATGTATCTCTTCAGTATAAATTTTGTTTCGTTCAATTGGACTATCTGATTTATTATATCTTACAATAGCATCATGTACTGGCGTACCAAAATATATTTTACTTTTCTTCTTTCTTTTTTTCTTTAATGGGGGCATCTTCAACCTCTGTTTCAAATAAACTATTTAATTCATTACTAAGTTGCTTTATCTCTTGAAAGAAAAAACCAACTTCATCATCGGACTCAAAAGTCCCTTTATCATCTATGGTTTTAAGTTGAAGTTTTATTGATTCTACTGTATTATTTATATTTAATATTATGTTTTCGTAATCATTGATACGGCGTAATGCATAAAAAGCTACCAATCCAAAAAAGATAGCTAGTATTCCAAGTGTAACGGTTATTATGTAATGTAACAATTAAGACTCTAATTCTATTATTTTTTCATCTATCAAATCTATGGCTTCTACAAGAACTTCTTCCTGTTCTTCATTTAATTCTACTTCCAATAACAAACTTTTTAAATCCTCTAAGAAAAGGATAATTTCGTTGCTAATTCCCATTAAGCATCTCCTACGATGTTGGTTAATAGTGCTAAGAGTTGTTCATTATCAAAATCTTCCAACTCATCTATATGGTTATCTAATGTTGTAATTAAATCTTTCATATAACTATTCTTAAATTGTTTAACAGTTTTTTCAAATAACTGTGGGTTCTCCACTTCCAATACATCTAATATCTGATTTATTAAATCATTAGCATCTGTTAGATTTTTTCTTACTTTATAAAACATTTCTTTATGTCTTGATTGCTCTACTTCTAATGTATCTAATCTGCTAAGTATAAAAGATATTACTTTTATTATCTGTTCGTTTGTGTGTTGTGATTTTTCCATATATCCATAAATATTTACTTATCATTGAAATCACTTATATTTTAGTTATTATTATTATTTAAAGTTTAGGGGCATAGAAGAAAGGAAGAAAGAACTATGCCCCTAGAGAACCTCTTAAAATGAGATTCAATTCTTTGAGAACGATATATAACCTATTTATATTCCTCTGTAATATACACAATTAAAACCATTAAGTCAAGCATTATTTTTGAGAACTTGAAACTAAATTGTTAGAGACTTGTTCACTTAATAGTGATTGTATGGTGAAATATAACGATGGGTTTCGTTTTAATAAATCTTTAAAATCTTGTTGAGGCCAGACCAAACATTCAGCATTATGTTCTACCTTACAAGTTGCTGTTGCTGGTTTCTCTGTAAGGAAAGACATCTCCCCTACAAACTGACCATCTTTTAATTCTGCTACTTTATTATCATTAACAAGAACATCTACAGTTCCGTTATAGATAAGGATTAAATCATTTACCGGCTTACCTTGTGTTATGATAGGTAATGGTGTATTAAACTTTTTCCATTCTGCTACTTTGGTTATCTTTAAAAACTCAACAGGTGTTAAACCCTTAAACATAGTTTCATATAATTCTTTTTCTTTATCTGTCATATCAACTGGTCGTTTTTCATATATGATAACTGCTACATGATATAAGTTAAGTAGTATAAAGACAATGTTCCAACCGATAGCAATCCACATAGGTTCTGCTGGAATATAAAAGTTATATAATACAGAGAATAAACTAGCAACTACAGATACTAATCGTAGATATAAAATGTCCTTGACCAAAAAGGAAAAGGCAATAAGACCAAATGCTAAATGTCCAGCTATAGTTGCTATATTCATATTACATATTTTTGTAAACTCGTTTTACATAAAAGTTTGTCTTTATATAATTATCAGAATATTTTCTTGTCACGGTAGGACCATGACTATAAGCAGTAAGTGTAGCATCTAAATCATCAAACTGTTTATTGAGTTTAGATAAATACTTTATTCCAACTGTAACATTTACATAAGGATCAAACAAGTCTTCTTTAGGAGTTTGGAATTCAGACATCGCTGTCTTAGGTAGTATCTGCATTAAACCTAACGCACCACTAGTAGATACAGCTTTATGATTCCAATCTGATTCTGTTTGTATAACGGCTTTGACCATTTCATACTCCACACCATATTCCCAACAAAGAGCTTCTATGTAAATAAGTATGTGCTTAAGTTTAGATTTATTCAAAGAAGATTTAATTTTTTCTGCTTGGGATTCATAGTCACTTGGAGCAAATGGTACATCAACCATACGGATGATGGTTTCGGTTTTTGTTTTTATCACGCTAGGTTGTTCACTTATGTTAACATACACTACAACGGATAGTGAAGTTAAGGAAGCACCTAACAGAAAATACAATCTGTTCATATTCATATTATTACCCTTTCTTTATTAATAAGTATATTAAGACTTGTCTTCAAGTTTTCTAAAAACCCTTTTTTCTTTAGAGTTCATCATTTGTAGTTCAGATAAGTTACCCATCATTTTACTTTTTTGAATAAGTGATATTTTATCCTCCGAATAAAGTTTATTAACTTTATCTACTGCTTGTTGATAACCCCATTCAATAAATTCTTTTACAACGGTTTGGTAGAGAGTTTTTGTTTTCATATGAGAGAGTTTAGGACTATTGGTTAGAGAGATTTTTTTCGGTTGTTTTGGGTTATATATATTATGGTAGTATTTTTCTAACCACCTATCCCAACTATTATCAGCAAAAATACCTTTGGCAGCTCGTCCACCATTAGCAGACCTACGGTCTAATCTCTGAATATTTCTTTTAGTATCCTCTTGGACAGGTTGAACAATCGCACCTGTCTTGTGGGGATATACAATGTGAGCTGAATACTTTTGTGTATCGGAACAATTGATACAGGTATATAAACCGAGTTGGACTCGTGATGAATCCAACTCTGTTGTACAAGCTTTACAATACACTATAACAAACTTACAGGTGGGTGATTCATAACTTCTTCTAGTTCTTCTCCGGATATAACCCTCTCCCCATCTAGTATAGCTTTTTCCAATTCATCTTGAAGACCATACATTAGTTCTTTAGCAATATCAATGGATATTCTAGTATCTGTATTAGCAGAGTAATCCGGTAGGGTGATATCTGCTTCTTCCATCAAAGCTTGTATCTCGCTAAGTTGTTCTAGTATTTCTTTATACGACACTATAAGTTCTCCTTGTTGTTTAAATCTCCATACATTAAAAGACTACTAACCAAAGTTTCATCGTTTGCTGTCCATTCGGTTTTATCGTTCCAATAAACCTCGCCTGTTTCGTGATTATAAATCTCCACGATGTGTGTCTCATCATCTATCGTATTAGTTACAACAGCAAAATCATCACAAGTCATATCAGGAGTTATCGGTTGGTAACCATAAGAATAGTCAATCATAAACTCACTAAAGTCAAGTTCTCTGATATGAGCACCCAACTCGTGAATAGCAATCTTATGGTCTTTGTAAAATATTGTTTCGTCTAAGTTCATTTTTTTTTCCTCTTTTGTTATATGTAAAGCTACTACAAATAAATGGTAATGTCAAGCACTTTCTACCAAAAAGTTTCTTTTTCTTTTATAGATGGTGAATCATCAGAAAAGGAATCAGCCCACTTTGGTGTCCAAATTTCAGTTTCACCTAATATTTTTATATCAATCATTTTCTGAACAGACAGCACCTTATTTAAATTTAATTTGCTGTCTGCCCAAATAGAAAAGTTAATGACCATATTCATACTCTGGTCTTTAGCTTTTATCTTATACCACATTTATTAAGCGTGACCTAAACCTTCGTAGTAAAGTTCAGCATCTGCTTCTAGTTGTTCCACCTCACTTACTTCATCCAGGTGGTCTGTTATGACATCCACTTCATCTGGATCAAATGGTATGTCTCTATCCAAATCAATCTCACTTTCATAAGATGATACCGATGGTAAACCTGAATAGTTACAAGTCATGTTATCAGTTTCATAAGATTTCATAGTTACCTCATCTATAAAACTCATCTTATTTGCCGCTTCCATTTTTGCTTCATGTTCTTCATAAGCGTTTCTGATACTTTCTTTTAAGTCTTCAAAGTAAGATGTTTCAGTAATGTTACCCATATTAGTTTACTCCATTCATAGCGTCATTAAAATCAGGATTTTCTTCACAGTAGTTATCAAAACTCCACTCGCCAGTTTTACAAGCTCTATTCGTTAGGTCTTCTTCCAACTCCATAAACAACCTATCACGACCTTCTTCACTAAACCAAGCGATAGAATGTTTCTGTTCACCGAACACACCAAAGGCATCTTCACCGTGTCTAGTCATCTCAACTATTTTAATCTCATTACTTACAGAAGATAGAACATACTCAACAACAAGCTTGTTCTTCTCCATGAAGTCTGAAGAGTCTGTTTTTCCAAAATAAAAATCATAAGTGTAAGTCATTCGTTTTTTCCTTTTTTGTTATATGTAAAAATACAAAGAATAATTGATAAAGTCAAGCACTTTCTTCAATTAATCCATAAAATCAATTTCAAAGTCATCCCATTCTGCCACATCATTCATCGGGCTAGAATCTATAAAGTTGTTATCTCTAAAATATGTTGAAACAAACTCATCATCCATATCTTCATTTGAACCAGCAGTTACCCAATTTTCTTTTAGGTCTTTAGTAGCTGCTTTTTTTGCCTTCTTATCAATTATTAAGTCATCTTCGCTGACTTCAAAATCAAAGGGTAGGTCATTTAGGTTTATACTCATTTATTATCCTTGTGTTATTAGTTATTTAAAATGTAAGGTTTATCCCACTTACCAAGATTAACTGATATATACCAACCCACATCAAAGTAATCTGTCATTATATCAGAGTTGTCATGGTTTCCATTGTTCATGGCTGGGATGACTTCACTCAAGAAGGCAAGAGCCTTAGAATTATCTTTGAAGTGGTCTTTATACCAATACTCATTTATGTTTCTGATAGTCCTACCATCTCTATCAATGTACTTGAAGTCAATAGCACCAGATTGAAGAGTCAACCTCAAACTAGAATAGTTATCAACAGAAAGAGTTCCTTTCATGTTATGTTTTTTTAAGATTTCTTTAATCTTGGGAGCGAGAGTTTTTTTCTTTTCTTGATTCATGTAAGCCATGTTTTTTTCCTTTTTTTAACTAT